CATCACCGAGGAACTGATTGCCAAGAGCGACGTGGTGGCCAACATCGACCACGACAACAGCCGCATGGTGGCCCGCTCAGTCAACGGTGAAGGCTCCCTGCGTCTCTCGCTCGATGAGCACGGCCTCAAGTTCTCCTACGAGGCACCCATGACCAATGACGGCGAGACCGTCCTCCAGGGTGTTCGTCGTGGTGACTTCCGTGGATGCTCGTTTGCGTACACCTGCGACGAGGATACCGGCGTTCACTACGAGAAGAACGACAAGGACAGCCGTGCGCTTATCCGCTACGTCGATGAGGTTAACGGCCTCTATGACGTCAGCGTGGTCATCCACCCTGCTTACCCGCAGACCAATGTGGACTCCCGTGCAGCAGTGCTGGACGGTGCCCTCATGAGAGGGATGATTGAAGAGAACGAAACAAACGAGAATAATTCTAATTCAAATTCTGAGAACATGGAAGAAAACAAGAAAAACGAAAATGTTGAGGAGCCCAAGGTGGACAACACCGCCGAGGTTGATGCTCTGAAGGCTGAGGTTGAGGGCATGAAGCGTTCAATCAATGATCTCCAGGCTGGCCAGGATGCAGTAAGCAAGAAGGTCAGCTCCATTAAGGTGCGCGAGGAGAAGAAGCAGAACTTCTCCCTGCTGCGTGCTATCCGCGAGGTTGCAAGCGGCAACAAGTTGAGTGCCGATGTTGAAGCCATCACCCGCGCCGGTCGTGAGGAGATGATTGCTTCAGGTTTGAGCACCGTCGGCCAGATCGTGGTGCCCCAGCAGCGTGCAGACGTTACAGTAACCTCTGAGCACGACGACACCATCGGCATCGACGTGTACAACACTTTTGCCCCCATCCGTGAAGGACTCGTGGCTGCCAAGGCTGGAGCCACCTACCTCCCTGGTCTTGTAGGCAATGACGTCCTCTACCCCGTGCTTGGCGGCGGTAACGTGGCATGGGCTACGGAGGTAGCACAAGCCGCTGACCCCACCTATGCCTTCTCCAGCGTGAAGCTCAGTCCGAAGCGTCTGACTGCACAGTTCAAGCTGTCGAAGCAGATGGTTGTTCAGGACAACGCGCGCATCGAGGCTGCCCTGCTGGCTGACATCCGCAAGGCTGTCATCACCAAGTTGAACGCCACAATGTTCGGCACCGCAGCCGCTAGCGGTGGTGCTCCCAAGGGTATCGGTAACGGCCAGACCGCTGCCGTTGCTACCGATTGGGCCAAGTTGACCAGCCTCGTTGAGGCAGTCGTTGAGCGTGCAGCTGTTGGAGAGAACTTCACCTACATCGTATCGCCCGAGGCTTGTGCAGCCATCCGTGCCATGACCTACAACAAGACAACCCGTCTTATCTACGAGGCTGGAACCGTTGACGGCACTCCCCTCTACAAGACTATCGGCTGTGCTGCCAACCAGGGCTACTACGGCGACTGGAGCAATCTGGTCATCGGCCAGTGGGGCGCACTCGACCTCACCGTCGATCCCTACAGCGCTGCCGGCACTGGCGAACTGGTCATCACCATCAACTCGTACTTCGACTTCGGCGTTGCCCGCGCAGGTTCGCTGAAGCTGTTCACCACCGTATCTGCTAGCTAAGTAATCTGCCATCACAATGGAGTACACACCGAAATACGCAACGGTAGCAGATCTGAAGAAGCACAGTTACATCTCCACCACTGATGAAGATGATTTGCTTGCTCTCTATCTCTGCAGTGCCGAGCAGACCGTCACCGAGACGCTGCAGGTGAAGAGCCTGTCGGTGTACATCGGCGACGATGGTGTGTTGCCCGCCCAGATATATACCGCGATTCTCATGCAGGCAGCCGCGCTGTATGAGAATCGTGAGGGTATATCGAGCGCACAGCAGCATGTTGTGCCTTACGCCAACGTGATGGCGCTGCTTGGTAAGATTATCAACTACGGTCAACTCAACAAGTGCTGCAATGGAGGCAGGTAAACTCACCGAGAGGATAACCATCCAGCGCCCGGATGTGCAGCGTGATGTCTATGGCAGCACGCAGACCGTCTGGGTGGATGTTGTCAGCAATCTGCCCGCCGCCGTGAACTATGTGCGCGGTGACCGCGAGATTGACAACGAGGAAATCTTCCACGGGAGGGTTACTACCTTTTCCATCCGCTGGCATGGCACTGTCAACGAGGAGATGCAGATACTTTGGGGAGAACTCAAGTATCGCATCCTCTCGATCGACAGGAGAACGCATCGCAGGGAATACCTAATCCGCACCGAACTCATCAACGAATAATGGTCAACGACGGCATACAGGTTGACGCTTCCCGCTGTTTCGCTCTTTTCCGAAGGCTCGACACGAAGAACCAGAGGAAGGTCAGCAGGGCAGCGTTGAGGGCAGCGGCCAACAAGGTGAAGAAACAGGCCGTCAAGAACCTGCAGGGAGTGATTGGGCACAACGTCCGCAAGACCACGATCTACACCAGGCGCAACGGCAAGACCGAGAAGCGCAGCCTCGCAAGGGGCATCAAGGTGGAAGTCATGAATCCCGAGACCGCCAAAGTCCACATCATGGGCGACTACAGGCTGAAGTTCTTTGAGATGACTCCAGACAATCCCCGAAAGACCAGTGGAGCCCGAGGTAGAGGCAATAAAATACCTGTGCGTAAGGCATCCAACAGGGGACCGAGGTTTAAGGACCAGAGCAAACACGGATGGTTTGAAAGGGCAGTAAAAGCCAAAGAGCCCGAAGCAGCACGGGATATCGAGGAAGCATTAAAGAAACATATCTTAAAACAGGCAAATCGTGAAGGGATTACACTTAACTAAGGCAATACAGGCGATACTCGCACAGGCGGGCATCACCAATGCCCACGCCATCGTGGCCGAGGAGAACACCCGTCAGCCTTTCGCAGTCTACCGCCGGGCATCGCTTTCGGTGGATGACACGAAGGACAGGCTGGCGCAGACGCAGCACGCCACGCTGAGTGTGCAGGTCGTGTCGATGGACTACCAGAGCGGTTTGCTGTTGGCTGACTCGATCACCGACGCACTTGTTGGCGGTTATGGCCGCATCAACGGTGTCTACATCGGCGGCATCACCTTGAGCGATGCAGCCGAGATGTACAACGAGACAAGTTATTTACAGGACTTAACATTTGATATCACGATAGAAAATGAGTAGAAACGTTATCAAAGGCGGTGACATGATGCTCTTCATCAAGGAGGCCAACGGCACCGTGAAATCAATCGCATTCGCTACCAGCCACACCTTGACGGTCAGCACCGACACCCAGCAGACCTCAACCAAGGATGACGGCGGTAAGTTCCAGAGTTCCGACTACGGCATCCTTTCGTGGTCGGCCTCCAGTGAGAACCTTTGCAGTTACGACGGGGCAGGTTACAACTACCAAGACCTCATCAACCTGATGCTGTCGCAGACCAAGGTGACCGCCACCTTCAGCATTGAGGGCAATAGCGGCACCTCGTACCCCTACGCCAACAAGAAGGACAGCGTTGACGAGACCACCGACGACACCTGGACACCCGCCAACACCGGCTCCATCGGCTCCACCTCAAACAAGAGCCTCGGTTATACCGGCACCGTGCTGATCACCAACGTGGAGGTCAACGCTCCCAACGGCGAGAACGCCACCTTCACCGTGCAGTTGCAGGGTGACGGCCCACTGACTCCTACCGCTGCCGCAGGCGCAGGCGGCTAAAAGTGTAGTAACCTTTTTATGACCCTGGGGGCGGGCGTGTCCCGTCCCCTTTTAATTTCTAACATTATGGAAGTAACAATCAACGGCGAAAGCCACAAAATCAAGTGGTCGCTTCGGGCACAAATCTTCTACGAGGGATTAAAAGGCCAGTCCCAGGATTTGGGGCCGACGATGGACACGATTTGCTATTACTATGCCATCCTCATCACGAGCAACCCCGGCATCGACATGAGCCTGGACAAGTTCATCGATGCGTGCGATGCTTCCGTACTCAAGTCGTTCCGTGACCTGTTGCAGAATGACGAGGAGATGCGAAAACTCATCAACGGCGGTGATGACGAGGCAGTCGGCGAAAAAAAAAGTTAACGGCGCGTGAAATCTATGCCATCCTCGTGTTCCAGGGCCACATGCCACCGGGCTATGTGCTCGACGAGATGAGGATGTATGAGATAGGATGCCTGATGCCATTTCTGTATCTCGCAACCAAAGACGCATGGGAACAGGCCCGCCTCGTGGGCTATATCGGGGCGCAGACCCACTCCACCAAGAAGATGAGCATCAGCGATATTGCCACCTTCCCCTGGGAGGAGAACCATGCCACCCGTGACACATCCATGAGCAATGCCGACAAAAAGCGGCTTGAAGAAAAAGCAAAACAATTTGAAAAAATGATGAACCAAAATGAGCGTTAAAGCCGATTTACGAGTCATATTAGGAATTGACAAGGCTGGTTTTGACCGCAGCCTTGCCAGTGCCACATCATCCGTCAACCGCTTCTCGAGGCAGACGCAGATGGCCAGCAAGAACGTCAGTGGACTACTTGGCGGTGCCGGCCTTGGCGGTATCACCAAATTAGGCTCAAGCGTTGCAATCATGGCCTCACTTGGCAAGGCCATCGGTGACGTTGCTGCCAATGGCCGACAACTCGAGACAAGCATGTCGCACCTCCAGTCGTTGACGGGACTGAGCAACGATGTAATGGGCCAAGTCAAGCAGATGGCCACCGACACAGCGATGGCTATGGGCATCTCGAGCAGTCAGATTGTTGACTCCTACGGTGTCATCGGCAGCAAGATGCCCGAACTGCTGAAATCCCCCGAGGCTCTTGACGCGATAGCACGCAGCGCTGCCACACTCGCAAAGGCAGGTGTCATGCCCCTAGAGGCATCCATCGAGTCTCTTACCGGTATCATGAACCAGATGGGCGCGAGCGCCGAGGAGGCTGAGATATACATCAACGTGCTGGCTGCTGGTTCCAAGAACGGAGCGGGCAACATCGAATATCTGGCCACCGCTTTTACGAAGAGCGGCTCTGCCATCCGCAATGCGGGGCTGAGTGTCCAGGAAGGCACGGCCCTGATTGAGGCACTGGCAAAGCGTATGCCTGATGCAGCCGAAGCGGGCACCGCACTGCGTAACGTGCTGCTTGTGTTGGGCACCACAGCGGGTGATGACCTTAATCCCAAGGTCGTAGGTCTCGACAAGGCACTGGAGAACCTCCATGCACGCATGGGCGACACCAACGAGATGGTGAAACTTTTCGGCAAGCGGAACTACAACGCCGCAGCCATCCTTGCCGACTCCACCGAACAAGTGAAGAACCTCACCGAAGCCGTAACGGGAACCAGCGAGGCACATCTTCAAGCCGAGGTCAACGGCAAGACGCTTGACGCCCAACTCAACCGCCTGTCATCCTCATGGACGACACTGACGGCAGCCATCGGTGAGAGCAACGGTTTCCTTCAGTCGTTCATCGGTCTCATCAATCAGGCGCTTCAGGGGCTTGCCCTGCTCATGAGGAACAGCGCCGAGGCCCGCATCAGCGACCATGCTACCAAGTCCAACAGCCGCATCCAGCAGCGAGCAAACGACAGGTTGGCGCACTATCAGAACGACACCGACACCAGCGGCAAACGCAGGTATAACGATAAACAGGCCCGTCAGCAGGTCATCAACGAAATGCGCAATGAGCGCAAATACGAGAAAGAACAGGCAGACGCGCTTGCAAGGCAGATAAACTCACTCAAGACAACCCATGTCCAGGGATGGGAAGGCAACGTCAAGAGACTGAGCGAGGAATTGGCCATGCGCAACAACAATATCCGTGCCTACAACAAAGAGTTGGAGAGGTTGCAGAAGGGCGAACCCGTTGCCGCCGCTCCCGTTGTCACCGCTCCCACGGGTGGAGGCTCGAAGAAGACAGGCAAGAAAGGCGGCGCGGGAAGGTCTTCCAACACCCCGTCCTACACTGCCGGCTCACTGAAGGACTACGAGGCCCAACTCAGCAAACTCAACGCCACATTGCAGGGCAACGTGGATGTTACCCAACTCAGCGAGGAACAACTGGCCGAATACGGGAAGCAGTTTACCGACCTGTACAGGAAAATCGATGCTGCCAAAGAAGCGCTCAAGCAGTTTGAAAATTCTACCGAGCGGCTCAAGAAGATAACCGACAGCGCCAATCTCGGCAAGTTCGGTGACCTGTTCGGGAATAAGCCAACCACTACTAACAAACTCAGCGGCGTGAACATCCCCGAATCACCAAACGCAAAACTCATCAAAGAACAGATGTATCTCAATCAAGAGATTGAGCGCACATCTGAACTCTACGAGGGCATAGGCACGGCGATGGGCGACATGGGCAACCTGACGATGCAGACCTTCGCCAACATCATGAACACCATAAGCGTGTTCAAGAGCGATGTCGGTGACACAAAGGCGCAAATCGGTGCGATGGGCGCGGCACTCAGTTCCGCAGGTCAAGCGGTGAGCGCCATCGGTTCTGCCATGGAAGACAAGGGCATGCAGATTGGCGGTCTCATTGCACAGACGATAGGAAACTTGGCCCTTTCATTCGCAATGGCGATGAAGGGAGCCGCACAACTCGGCCCCATCGGTTGGGCCGCATTCGGAATCGCTGGTCTGGCACAACTGATTGCGATGGTCGCTCAGATCAAGAGCCTGACGAGCGGCTATGCGTCTGGTGGTATCATCCAGGGCAACAGTTATCACGGCGACCAGATGTATGTCCGTGCAAATGCCGGTGAGATGATTCTTACGCAGGGGCAGCAGTCGAGGCTGTTCCGCATGCTTGACGGCGGGGTAGTCCCCAATGCAGGCGGGCAGGTGGAATTCGTCCTCCAAGGCTCCCAACTGAAAGGTGTTCTTAACAACTACAACCGCAAAACGAGGAAATTGTCATGATATACGAGGGAAAATTCGCAGACAGCACCAACGTGGTGCATTTCGTGAAGATTTACACGGGGTGGTCGCCGACGTACAACGCCGACAACGATACGGTAGTGCCCATCACGATGGGTGAGACGCCGTTTGTCACGACGATGGACAGCGGCGACGACACCATCTACAAGGCGATGAAGGGCACGGGGGCAACCGTCCAGGTAGTGACGGAGGACTACATGTTCGACATCTATAGCCCTACCGCACAGGGC